TGAGATCGAATCTCAAAATGCAGACATCGTTATGGAAGCTCTGAAAGGAGCAACGATCACAGTCAAATAAGACTACGGTCTTATTTCCTGGAGTGTCGAGTCTGCTTCTTCGCTCGGCACTCCTTTTTACAAGAAGACAATGTTCTGACCATATTGAACCTCTGGATAAGAAAAGGCCCTCAGCTCACGCTGGGGGCTTTTTCTTTTGGAATTATTTATCAACATTTCACCAAAACTTCACCAAAGAAAAAACAAAAACCGCTAAACCTTCGACGGTTGAGCGGTTTCTTCTGGTGGAGCATACGGGACTTGAACTCATAACTGTATGTCTTACCAAAGACAAAAAGTGCGTGTTTTATGGACTTTTTCAGATTTACTTGTTTTCATTTCCATCGCTCGTGGACTTGACTTCACCAAAATCTTCACCGAAAGTAAGACTGATGATCTCGGCTGCCTGACGTGTATCTGAACTCAGGATGTGACCATAAGTGCCGAAGGTGTCCATGCTGACAGAATGTCCTACAATATCCTTTATCATCTGCTCCGGCATGACGTTCTTCATCATGGAAATGAAAGTGTGACGGAGCGAGTAAACGGTTCCTGGAAGGTCACGCTCTTCTTTAAGCTTCTGCCAGTGCTTTCTCATACGGCTCTGCTTACCCTGTGAACCGTCAGCAGAACAGAAGATCCATTCTGTTCGGAGGTTATAATCTTCATTCCGTCTTATTGTCTTGTGGAGTATTCCTTTTGCGAGTCCGTCTATGGGAATCATCCTTCGAGCGTTTTCATTCTTTCCGTCAGTGATATGGCCTCTTGCATTGACAGCTCTTCTGACGATGACTCTGTCTCCTTCAATGTCACTGACCTTGAGACCGAGAGCTTCTCCTGGTCTCATGCCTGTCAGAAGCAGGAAGCAGAAAAGAGGGTGATACCAGAGTGGCGAAGGCTCCAGCAGCCTTCTCACATCGTCTCTCTGTAAGATCTCTTTTTCCTTCCTGGAATGTCCCTGCGGTATGTATAACGTCCCTCTCAGGAGCTCGCACTGATAGTCCTGATACCCGAACTTCACTATTGCCATTATGATAGCACGGAGGTTCTTGAGGGTTTTCTCTGACAGTGGCTTTTTCTGCCCTGACGCTTCGTTAAGAAGGCTTTGCCAGTCCCTCAATGTCATTTTGCATATTTTCTTGGAACCGCACACAGGGACGATGTAGAGTCGTATATAGCACTCATACTGTTCATAGGCTGCGGAGTGTTCGCCTTTTCTCATTTTAACATCTTCAAGGTATTGCTTGCAGACCGTTAAAACGGACTTTTCTCCCGAAGCCTCACCATAGTACCAATTATCGTACTTTTGTATGACTTCTTTCCGTCCCTTCGGTCCAGGTGTCTTGGATGAAAAGGAATATCTCTTCCCATCTTTCTGAACCTGTATTCTCCAGCGCTGACCATCCCACTTAGGACTGTTCATCGTTATTCTCCTCTTCCTTCTTTTGTAACTCAGCCAGATACTTGATATAAGTCATGGCCTGTTCCTGGTTCCTGTCTGACAGTTTGGAGAACTCCATCCATAGATCAGCTCTGATATTCAGTCCACCGTGAAAAGCACCGGACGGGAGAGTGTCTTCGCCTATTACAGAAATAATAGGCATATTCTTCGTAGATCCACCAGCTATGACATGAACTTCATCAACCATATCATCCGCTTTGAACAGTTCGAGAGGACTTACTCCGAGGACTTCGGCAGTCCTGGCAATCTTATCTGTAGGAATGTTGCTCCTGCCTATTTCTATCTTATTGATTGAAGACCTGTTTGTATATCCCAGAGCTTTTGCGAGTTCATCTTGAGACAGACCTCTTGCTATCCTGAGTTTTTTTAGGTTCTCTCCATATTTTCTTTTTGCTTCTTCTCTTTTCATTTTATTTTATGCCTCCGTTTATGACGATTGTATTACATTGTTCCGAATTGTCAACATTTTAGGAAATAAATGTTGACACACTGTCTACAAAGCGATATATTCAACTTGTGGACAAGGTGTCCACGAAATCACAGGAAGGAGGAATAAAATATGAACAATGGCTTGTTAAAAGAAGTCATTCAAGACCGATGTGTCAAGGTTTCCGTTCTGGCTGACAAGATAGGCATATCCAGACAGAGTCTCCACATGAAGCTGAATGGTGAGCGTTCTTTTGATCAGGGCGAGATCATGGCACTCAAGACAGTTCTTCGTTTATCAGACGAGGAGTTCATGTCTATTTTTTTTAACGATGGTGTGGACAATTTGTCCCGAAAGGAAACAGTATGAAGGCTTTATGCGGACTCTATCCGTCGCTCGGCAGACATTTCAAGTCGATGACAGAGCTGGCTCACGCAGCGAACAGATCAAGAGATTATGTCTGGCGGTGCTTGAACGGACAGAGGGACTTCACCAGAGCTGACAAGAAAGCAATCTCGGCAAACATCGTGGCAAGCCTTCTCAGATCCAACAAATACGAATACTCGGATCTGGAGAACGCGATGAAAGCATACGAAGGAGACTTTGACGAGATCTACAAGGTAAAGGCCGATGACAGACGAACAGTTCATCAAGACGAATGACCTTCTCATCGTAGTAGCGACAATGGCACTCCTCTCAGGACTCAGCCTGATGTGCATCAGAGAAGAACAGATCGTTTACCAGACTGAATATCCAAGCATAGAGGTCGAGGAGAGTTCGGAAGTCGAAGAGAAGAAGCTGAGGGAGATAAACCCTCATTTATTGGAAGAAAAGCAACTGAGAAACATCTGGCAGGACGTAGATATAACCTTCCTGACCATAGAGACGGAGTATCTCGGAGTCTACTTCATAACGGCTTACTCCGATGAAGAGACAAACTCCAGGCAGACCGCTTCCGGCATAGAGGTTCACTACTCGGAAGACAATTTTGAACCGACAACGTGTGCGATAGACAGACGGTATCACCGTTTCGGAGACCTTTTCATGATAAACGGCAAGGTCTATGTCGCAGAAGACACGGGAGCATTTAGCGGACTCTGGATCGACTGCTTCGTGGAGACGATGGAAGAGGTATGGGAATGGCCCACATCGTATATGTCAGTCTACTCGGTTGAATACAAAGAAAATTACCTAAAAGGTAAGGAAAGGAAGATAACGCATGAACGGTTTAACAGTTATTTACATCATCGGAGCGATGGCAACAGGTGTCCTTATAGGGATGATAGTTGAACTCATTCTCGACAATCAGACGATCATGGAGCTCCGTGAGAAGAATAGAAAGCTGACACTGGAGAACATCCAGCTCAGGAGAGAAGCAAAGCACGAAGTAATTGAGATAGTCGATTCGACCGTAGGCAAAGACGTTGATTTTTCACAGAGGTGGTGAATGAGCAAAGCTTATTGGGACATTGTCTCAGCTCATACTTGCAGACTCCCAGAACTTATCCCCTACATCTGCGACAACTGCCGAAACTCCGCATATTGCCATAACAAGAGCAATTTTCCTTGTGATTCGTGTGCTTATGACGTGAACGGATGTTGTGATTATGACGAACCGCTCGGAAGGTTCTGTGTTCTGGGAAGTGCTTATAAACCCAAACAAACTAAACAAATATCTATTTTTGAACTCTTAAAGGAAGGTAACGAATAATGGCAAGTATCTACGAATTAAAGAATGAATTTAACACTCTCTGGACAATATTAGAAGACGAGCTCGTCGATGATGAGGCACTCGTCGGAGCGTGGGAGACGGCAACAGAAGACCTCTCCATCAAACTGGAGAACTGCTGCAAGTACATCAAGAATGAGGAAGCTGTTATCGCAGGACTCAAAGAGGAAGAAGAGCGACTCAATGCCAGAAGAAAGGCAAAAGAGAACGCGATCAAGAGACTCAAGGCACTCATGCAGGATGCCATGACAGCAGCAGGTGAGAAGAAGATCCAGTGTGGAACATTCACCACATCAATTCAGAATAATGCTCCGTCAGTCGTTGTTGATGAGCAGTATATCGAGAACATTCCTGCCGAGTATCTCAGAGTCAAGGAACCGGAGATCGACAAGAAGAAGCTTCTCGAAGACTTGAAGTCAGGAAAGGAACTTGAGGGTATCGCTCATCTCGAAGTCAAGCAGAGTCTCAGGATCAGGTGATTCCTATGAAGCATTACAGAAACTTAAACGGGTGCGTTTCAAAGATGCACCGTATCATATACGACGCATACGACAAGGGATATGCACAGGCGAAGAAGGACTTTGAGAGAGCTCGCGGAGAGTGGCAGTTATCGCCTATCAGGAACAGTTTTAGGTGCTCCAACTGTGAGAACCTCTCCATCTCAAAGTATCTCTTCTGTCCGCATTGCGGATCATACATGGGAGACGGTGACTATGGGAAAGGCTAAGTACAACGTATATCGCGTAGGAACAGGCTTCGGATGTTTCGCCAGGAATTACAGACGTGACTTCATGGGCTCCACATGGGCTGTATCAGAGAAGCAGGCGATAAACAACATCCGGCATAGAGAAGCCTTAAAGAATAACTACATCGTTCTGGAACCTCTGTATGACTCTCTCGGCATGGGATATGTGCAGTTCCATCTGAAAGCGTTCATCGCTTCGGAGGATCCCTATGTCGAAGCAGACTGACGTTCAACAGTATCTCAAATTATTAAAAGCGTTAAGCGGAAAGGAAGGTAAAAGAATGGGTATTCCCATAACAAAAGGAAAGATCGAGACCGCAAAGAAGGTCGTGCAGTATGGTCCGGAAGGCATAGGTAAGTCAACACTGGCTTCCTGCTATCCTTCTCCCGTATTCATCGACGTTGAGGGCTCGACAAAGGAATTAGACGTTGCCAGATACCCGACACCACAGACATGGAACGACATCATCACTTATGTGAATGACTTTGCGGAGTCTATACCTGGCAAGACTCTGGTCATTGACACGGCTGACTGGGCCGAGCAGCTCTGCATTGCTCAGGTCTGCATAGATCAGGGTGTCAAGGGCATTGAGAGTGTCGGATATGGTAAAGGCTACGTCTATCTCGCAGAGAAGTTCGGAGAGCTTCTCAAAAGGTGTGACATTCTCATCGAACAGGGTGTGAACGTGGTCTTCACGGCTCACGCGATGATGAGGAAGTTTGAGCAGCCTGACGAAATGGGTGCATACGACAGATGGGAGATGAAGCTCTCAAAGAAGGTCGCTCCTCTCTTGAAGGAATGGGCTGACATCGTGCTCTTCTGCAATTACAAGACAGACGTTATCACGGACTCCAAGACACAGAGCAAGAAGGCAACAGGCGGTAAGCGAGTCATGTATGCCTCTCACCATCCCTGCTGGGATGCGAAGAACAGATATGGTCTCCCTGACGTAATGCCGATGGAGTTTAGCCAGATTAAACATCTGTTTGAGGGCATCGAGACCAAACCGAAGGAGCCTGACTATCGCATGAAGCTCCGCGAGTTTATGAAGGACATGAAGCCTGACCAAAAGCAGGAGATAGTCAACAAGTACGGCATCAATGCCAACACTACGAACGAAGAATATAAAGCCATTTATGAAAAATTATCAGGAGGTATCTAATTATGGCAGATGACATCAAGAAGGTAGAAAACGCAGCAGAGATGGACTGGGATAGCGGTATCTCAGCAGAAGCAGGACAGGCTAACCTTCCTCCCGTCGGAGAGTACGGCTTCACAGTTACGGAGTTTGAGAAGACTATCTCCAAGACAGGAAAGAAGATGGCGAAGGTAACTCTTGAGCTCGACGAGAACGCTCAGTTCTGGAAGGTCAACGACTATCTCGTACTCCAGGAGAGCATGGCATGGAAGCTCGCACAGTTCTTTGAGTGCCTGGGCCTCAAGAAGAAGGGCGAACCTCTCACATCAATGCCCTGGAACAAGGTTCTCAATGAGACGGGCCGTGTGAAGATCAAGCACGAGG